CCCAAAGCAGGTTCCTTTCCAGAATGCGGAAGAACAGTGGGAAACTCGCTACAGCATTGATGCTGTGATGCAGGCAAATCAGACAGTCGTCGCTGGTCTCCAATATGCTGACGCTCTCGCTGTTGATCTTATCAATGTCGAAGCGACCTATACTCCTTAATCAAACTCCCAAGAGGAAATTCAAATGACTTCTACAGTTCCGGCAAATCTTTTTGTCAATGTTGTTCCCAGCGTCATCAACGCGGGCGGCAATGCGCTCAATCTTCTGGGCATGTTCCTGACGAATGGAACTCGCGTTCCGACGAATTCGGTTCTGTCTTTCTCGAGCGGTTCTGCTGTGACGACTTATTTCGGTGCTGGCTCGCAGGAAGATATCGCTGCGAATGGTGGCACTAATAAGGGTTCTGGCTATTTCGGTGGCTACACGAATTCGACGCAGATCCCTGCCTCGATTTTGTTCACGCAGTACAATACCTCTGCTGTGGCTGCTTGGCTGCGTGGCGGCAATGTCTCGAGCATGTCGCTTGCGACGCTCGAGGCCATCAACGGCACGCTGAACATCACGGTTGATGGTTATGCGCGCAGCGGTGCGGTGAACCTTTCCAGCGCCACCAGCTTCTCGTCTGCTGCCAGCCTGATTCAGACGGCGCTGAATGCGAGCGAGCCGGTTGAGGCGAACTTCACCGCTTCGATCGGTGCGAGTTTCACTGGCACTGCGACAGGCACCAGCCTCGTTGTGACTGCTGTGACTGGCTACATCTCTGTTGGCGATGTCGTTGCCGGCACTGGCGTGACCACCGGCACCACCATTGCTGCTCAGGTGAGTGGCACGACTGGCGGCGCTGGAACTTACACTCTGAGTGCTTCTTCGACTGCCTCGTCGGCTTCGCTGACGACCACCAGCAATGTCGTGAATGTCACGGCAGTTGGTTCTGGCACGATCTCGGTTGGCCAGACTGTCACGGGCACTTCCGTTCCGGCTGGCACGGTCATTGTTGCGCTTGGCACTGGCACGGGCAACACGGGCACTTATGTGACAAGCTTGACCTCTGCCAATTTCGTTCGCATTGCGAGCGAAAGCATGGTTGCCAGTGCGACGAACCTGACTGTTTCATTTGATTCGATCTCTGGCGGTTTCCTGATCACCAGCGGCATCACTGGTGTTGCTTCGCTGATGAGCTATGCGGACACTGGAACGGTTGCGACGGCTCTTGAGCTGACCTCTGCGACTGGCGCGGTCATCAGTCAGGGTGCTGCGGCATCTTCGCCTGCTGCGTTCATGAACAACATTGTCACCATCACGCAGAATTGGGCAAGCTTCACGACCACCTTTGATCCGGATGGCGGCACCGGCAACACGCAGAAGCAGGCTTTCGCTGCGTGGGTCAATTCGCAGAACAATCGCTATGTCTATGTTTGCGCGGATCCGGACGCTTCGCCCGCTGCCACGCTTCCGGCGACCAGTTCTCTGGGTTACATTCTCCAGAACAATGGCAACTCTGGCACCTGCCTTGTGTGGCAACCGAGCAACAACAATTACGCCGCGTTCGTCTGCGGCTATATTGCTTCGCTCGATTTCACTCGCACCAATGGCCGCACTACGCTGGCTTATCGTTCGCAGCCGGGTCTTGTCCCGACCGTGACAACCTCGCTTGCGCTCACAAACCTGATGGGAAGTCCGCAGACGACCACCTTCGGCAACGGCTATAATGGTTATTGCTCGATCGCCACGGCCAATCAGGGCTTCATCAATATGCAGCGTGGCACCATCACTGGCTCGTTCCAGTGGGTGGACAGCTATGTGAACCAGATCTGGCTGAACAATCAGTTCCAGCTGGCGCTGATGGAGCTGCTGCAGGCTTCGGGAAGCATCCCCTACAATCAGGCGGGCTATGCGCTTGTGGAGGCGGCTCTGGCAGACCCGATCAATGCAGGCCTTAACTTCGGAGCCTTCCGTGCTGGCGTCCCGCTGTCGGCCGCCCAAATCGCCGAGGTCAACAATTCGGCTGGTGCAGATATTGCTCCGGTGCTTTCGACGCGCGGTTGGTATTTGCAGATCCTTCCCGCAAGTGCCCAGACCCGTCAGGGTCGCACCAGCCCGCCGATGACGTTCTGGTATATGGATGGCGAAAGCATCCAGTCGTTCAATCTGGCGTCCGTCCTGGTTCAGTAACGCCAAAATCAAATTAAAGGATCTCCTCAATGGCTCTTACAATCACGAGTGCAAATTCCATCTACCAGCTGTCGATCACTGGTCTTTACGATTCCCCTCAGCAGCTGCAGGGTTTTGCGGCTGATGATGTGTTCGATACGCCTTCTCTGAAATCTTCCGAGATCCTGATGGGCGTTGACGGCAATATGTCGGCTGGTTTCGTTTATGTTCCGATCATGCAGACCATCCATCTTCAGGCTGATTCTGCTTCGGGCATCATCTTTGATCAGTGGTATGCTGCGCAGCAGGCTAAACAGGATGTTTTCTTCGCCAATGCGGTCGTTGCGCTGCCTTCCATTCAGCGCAAGTGGTCGATGACGAAGGGCGTTCTTTCCGGCTATATGCCGATCCCGGATGCGAAGAAGACCCTCGCTCCGCGTACGTTTGAAATCACTTGGAATTTCATGAGTGCTGCTCCGTTCTGAGGCAGCGAACTAAGGAGGCACAATGTCGCTTAAAACTTTGGTGGTCCGGATCACCGATGATAATCGTGATAAAGGTAAATCTTTTCTAATTACAGAAATGCCAGCTGCTAAGGCTGAGAAGTGGGCTTATCGTTTTGGGTTGGCGCTGGCGCGTGCTGGCGTCAACATTCCCGCTTCCAGCCAAGGCATGCTTGGCATTTCTTTTCTTAGCACTGAGGCTATGGCGATGATCCCTTTCGAGGATGCGGAGCCTTTGCTGGACGAGATGTTTGAGTGCATCACTTTTCTTCCGGATCCTATGAATCATGCACTGACCCGTCCTCTTGTCGATAGCGACACAGAGGAAGTGATCACTCGGATGAAACTTCGCAAGGAGGTCATCGAATTGCACACGGGTTTTTTCTCCGCCGCCGCCCGCTCGAAGTCAACTTCGGAGCAGGAGGGACAAGAGGGCTCTCAGAATACGTCAACGTCTCAAGCGTCGTCGGGGCAATCGTCTCCAGTGGTAAAGCGACCCTCCACGAGCTCCAAACAGTTTACTCGTTAGAAGACGCGTACGACTTACTTGAGATCTTGACGATCGATGCACACAATCGACGCATTATGGATGAAAGAGCAAGGAAAGGATAAGTTGTGGCCAACATAATTGACTCACTTATCCTTACGCTTGAGCTCGACCCTTCGAATTTTTCGAAGAATCAGAAGGAGGCTGCTGAAGGCCTACTTAAGCTCAAGAATTCGATGACGGATACTGGCAAAGCCATCGATGAGGGCGCGAAAAAATCCGTTGAAGCTGTTCAAGAATTCCGCGATACGCTCCTGAGCCTGTTCGCGGTCTTCACTGGTGGGAAAGCGATCAAGGAATTTGTCGAGGATTTAGTCAAGACAAATTCTGAGCTTGGCCGCGTTGCGATGAGCACCGACCAGACCGTCAAAACCTTGTCCACCTGGACGGGTGCTGGCGCAACAGTTGGTGCTTCGAACAGCGAAATGATTGGCAGCATCCAGCACCTGACGAGCGAATATCAGAAATTCGCTCTGACTGGAAAATCTTCTATCGTGCCTGTGTTCCGTTCGCTCGGTATTGCGATGGAAAGCCAACCGGGCAAGATGCGCAATGTCAATGACGTGCTCAAGGATCTCCACACGAGCTTCTTGAACATGCACGACCCGGCGCGCGCCAAAGAATTCGCAGACATGCTCGGCTTGTCTGTTGGCATGTACAATACGCTTATGCAGAGCGACAAAGATTTCAATGAGTCGCTCGCATTTGGCGAAAAGATGAAGCCAAGCGAAGCAGACATTGCAGCTGCATATGGTCTTCAGAAGGCTTGGGCCGAACTTGGCATGTCCTCTCAGAAGGTTGGCTTGAACTTTCTGACTGTCTTGTCGCCTGCGATAAAATTGGTTATGGATGGCCTGACGAAATTTTTTGAATTTCTAAATGACCATCGTTTTATCGCGGATGCTCTGATTGCAACGCTCTCTGCTCTCGCTGGCGCGCTGACGCTTGTTGTCACTGCTGCGGTTGCTGGTGCTGCAATCGCTAAAATTTCTGCTGGCCTTGGCGCGTTCATGGAGCTGTGTGAAGGCTTCATTGGAATTGCTCCTTCTATGGCTGCGGCATGGACGATTGCGACAGGTCCGATTGGCCTGACGGTCGCTGCGATTGCTGCTGTTATCGCTGCTGGCTATCTTCTGTATGATGACTGGAAGACATGGACGCAGGGCGGTGAGTCTCTTTTCGGTGGCTTGTACAGTTCAATTGAAGATGGCTGGAACAAAGTTGTCGAAAACTTCACCAAAGGCTGGGACAAAGTCAAGCATATCTGGTATTCTTTGACCGGACAGAAAGAGCCAAAAGCAACTGAGGTCAAAGTCGAAGCGAAAAAATCTCCTTCCTCAAAGGCTCCCGCTCAGAAGA